AAATCTATACTTTTTAACTGTGAATTCCTTTACAGCTACGCCAAAATTAGTATTCAAAGTAACACTGGTTGAATAAGCAGGCGAACCCCACTCATTGGTTTCATTAGCTTGTAAGGTCAAAGAATTGATACCCCAACCCTCTAGTGAATTATCGACAATAGCGAAAGCATCAACTGATTCTGATTTACCAAAATCAATAACCATATAGTCTGAATTTTGAGTTGATCTAAATACCTTTGTTCTTCTATAGTCTTTTATATTAGACAATGAATACTGCGCGTTAGTTGTGCTTGAACTAAGCTTAGAACCCCATACTAAATTCTTTGATAAAAATTTTAAACTCATATAGAAAATCCATCCGCTTTTTGACTTCTAACTGTTCTAGCTATTTCTCTACCATCTATTTGTACAACAATAGGTTGAGAGGCTAATCTCTCTATGGCGTTAACTACTCCTGAACCTCTACTTGTATCTGCACCTGTTGCTATATCAAATAATCTTCTTTGTTGAGATGCGTTTAGTATCATCTCGCCAGTCCTAACGTTTGCTGTAGTATTATCAGCTCCATTTGTAGCACCACTAAAGCCTCCAAAAACACCACCATTTTGAAATGATGTGTTAGCTATTTTTGAAACCTGAACTAGACCTGTTGCTACTGTTGCAGCAAGAACAGCTAGGTTTGCAGGATAAGGGTAATCTCTAAATGCTCTAGCACCTGCTGCATATGTATTTATGGTAGCTGCTGCTATTGCTAAAGCTTTTTGCTCTTTTGTTCCTTGTTGCGCTAGGTTTGCTGCTGTATTAATAGCAAAGCCAATACCCTCTAGGTTCTTTTGTCTTATGGCCTCTTCTTGCTGCTGTAATCTATTTTTTTCTTTTAATTGTGCTCTATCTGAAGACAGCTCAGCTTTTTGATAAGCTAGCTTATCGGCAAGGTCTCTGTTTCTAGCGTCTTTAATTTGTTTGTTTTTCTCTAATTCAGCTTGAAGTTGTATATCAATTTTTGATAATTCAAAATCAAGAAGCTTTTGTTTCTCTAGTTCCCTATCTGCTTCACTTGTTGCTAAATCTTCTATCTTTTTTTGTGACTTTAATTCTTGTTGTGATACAGAAAGAGTATCTAGTTGCTGTTGTAATAGAACTCTTTCTGCTAATATTTTTTCTCTTTCTGCTGCCGCCTCTTCTGCACTAAGACCAAATGGATTAACTCCCGCAATAGCTGCTGGAGCTGCTGAAGCATTAACTGGTGCAGCCGATGGGGCCTGTGTTTCAGGAGAACTTACAAACTCTCCTCTTCCACCTAAAAGAGCTGATGTTAATTGTGTCTGTACATTTTGATTAGCTATTCTTTCTTCAACTAAATTCTTTTCATCTTTTAAAAGCTTTTGAAGCTGAGCTTCATATTTAGCTATTCTAGCATCTGTCTCAGCTGCATCTCCCATTAAAAATTCTGGAAGATTCAAAGGATTGTTTTTAATCGCTTCAGCTTCTTTTTTTAGAGCACTAATCTCTTGTCTTATTTTATCAACGCCAAGTGACTCTAAGGCACTTGATCCATCAAAACTTAAAGCATCCCTAAGGAACTTGCCTACACTTATTATAATTGGTAGAAGCTCGTTACCTAAAGTAATCTTTAAATCTTCTAATTCAGCTTGTAATTGTTTAAATTGAAAATCAGCAGATTGAGCAACTAGATTAAATGCATCTGATGTAGCACCAGCATTAGTACTTACATCTCTTAGGAATTTATTATAAGTTTCACCTGACTTGGCACCAAGTGTTAATGCTGCTCTAACGGCCTCTTGTGATCCAAGAAGTTCAATTAGTTTATCGGATGATCCACCCGTTACCGTTGTTAATCTTGCAACAACTGTTGCTAGTCCTTCCGTTTGTACTGCTGTTAGGTCTAACCCTTTGCCTAATTTATCACCATTTCTTGCAAATGCTGATAAGAGTGCGTTAACTTCTGTTACTGCAACTGATGTTTTTCTACCATTGGCCGTTAATAAAGCAATAGCGGCGTTTAAATCATTTAAGCCAACACCAGCAGCCTGGGCACTTGGAAGAGCTAAACCTAGTGATTGATTTAATTCATCAATAGTAGTCTTACCAATTTGTACAGTTTTAAATAAAGAATCCGCAGCTTCTTCTGCACTTATATTCTCTTGTCCATAAACGTTTAATATTGAAGTTAATACATCAATGGAACCTTCAACATTAGATAAACCACCGACAGCAAGTTTATTGGCAACTTCAAGAGCTTCAGCAGCTTTTGCAGTATCTGTAATACCAGCAGAAACAACTTGATAAAATGATTTAGCTTGATCTGTTGCACTGGTTCCATATTCTTTTGCAAGATCTCTTAAACTTTGAACTTGATCTTTAGTTAAAGAAGTATTTTTTGGTAGTATTGTATTAATTTCTATTAATGATTTTTCAAAGGCAGCAGCAGCTCTAACACCATCAACTGCAAAAGATTTAGCAAATTGAGTAACAGCGCTAACAGCATTTGATGCTAAATTACCTGCAAAGGAAGATATAAATCCATCAATTCTAGTAAAGCTTTTCTTAGCTTCGTTTTCAGTATCTTTAAATTCTTTAGATAGTCTAGTCAAAGCCTTAAGGGCGGCTTGTTCTTCAATCGATATTTCAACGCTTACTTGGTCGTTTGCCATTATTTAACCCCTTGAGCTGGTTATTCTTTGACTCTTTAGAAGCTGTGTTTTCACTTATTAAATTATGCACCAGTTCCATAGCTTCGACAAACTTTAAGGGTTGATCAAAATAACCACCATCATAAGGAAGTATCCCTTGCTCCCACTTAGGGTAATAATTAATCAAAGTAGTCCATTGTCCAAAGTAATAGTTACCAATGCATTTATTATATTTGATAGCTGGATTACCCTTATTGCAATGATCAGGAAGATATTGATGTCTATTAGACTTTGCCATGTAATCACATGCCATCGCCTCTTCTAACTTCTTTCTTCTTTGTTGGTCACCCTTGTGTCTTAATTTACAATCTGAGCACCTGTACTTAGGTTCTGTCATAGTGATAAATGTAGATATTATTTGAATGTAATCAAGGTCGCTAATTGTATTTAGTCTTTTGCAGTACTCATAAATTAAATTAAAAAATAAACTACCGCTATCATTGCGGTAAATTACTTTCCCTGGGACATTACCTCAAGATTTACACCTTCTAGTTTTTCACCAGTCATTGGATCTTTTAACTCTTGTATACCATTGAGCAATTGCCACATCGCATTCATTAATGTTTGCTTTATTTCAATATTCATTAGCTCATCAACGCATTCATCTGTTAGTTCTGATTTAGATTCATCGCTAAATTGAAGTTCATATTTGGAACCATCGTAGTTTTCTAAGCCTTTTATATCTTTAATAGAGTATTTCATATAAAGATATTGAGCTTTTCCTAGGTCATATTCTTCTTTTCCGCCTACAATTTTAGTACATGAAGCAAAATCTTGCTTCCTTGAAAATGATAAGGGGGCAATTACTACTTCTATTTCACCTATTTTAAGCTTAATACGATCTGACATCTTCATAATTTTTGCCATAATAACTCCATAAAATAAAAAAGCCGTAGATTCCTACGGCCATTATAACAATACCTTTTATAATATAACTAGATAAAACCTAAAAATACTGTGTCATTACCAGAATTTCTAAAAGCTTTAAGTTCAATTGCTTCTGCAACTATACCGTCAACATCAGCAACTGGTGAAGCTGTAATCTTACACTGAGGCAACCATCCAGCAACAACTTCACTAAACTCTCCATCTGTAGATGTTGGATTATAAGCATAAAAGAATAATGAAACATCGTCATTATCATTAAACTTATCCCAAGTATTAGTAAGATCTGAATTATCCATATATGGGTTAATTGATGCAGTTACTACTTGCTCTGTAATTCTTGAGCTAATTCTACCATCTGGTGAGCAAGCAGATTGAATATAACTAATAGTGTTTTCAATACTCAAAGAAAGCTCTGTATATTGAAGCTTTTCCCCGCCTAACCAAGCACAAGCTGATAATGCCACTGGCACATCGCCGTCTGCTGCAAAGTTTGGACTAAAAGCAGCGTTAGCGTCTTCTCTAACAAGGCTTAAACCTTGAACAGCAAAGCTCATAGTTGGTAATTGTCCAACAGTCCAATTTTCAATTGAACCACTAGCAGCTCTAAGACCAGCAGCTTTTTGTTTAATTGCTCCAGTACCTAAGTTATGTTCAGCTGAAAATGTAATAGCGTTAGCTGTATCATGATAATAAGTAGTAGTCTTTGCTACAACAACAGAGTTAGCTGGTGCTCCATTATCTAAAGCAAAAGGAAAAGTAATTGAAGTGTTTGCTGTAATTGCTGAAATTGGTCTACACTCGTATGCACCAGCCTCTTTTACTAGAACAATATCACCTACTGCAAAATCACTAGTATCAGCAAAGAAAATGGTTGTAGATGTATGAGTTGTGTTATCACTTGTTTGCTCTGAAGTAATTTGTCTCTTGCCACCAAGAAGTGATCTAAGCAAAACATCCATTGATTGAGGAGCTGAACCTTGAGTAGCACTTGCTTTTAGTTCTACACCAATACTTCCTTGAACATCAGCAATCCCCACTCTTGAAGCCTCAGCTTCTACAGTAGAACTTAAGATATTTCTTTCTAGTTCTTCTCTTGTCTTATTAAGTTCTAATCCATCAGATAAAACTTCTATATAATCCGTGCCAGCAGCAGGAGCAACATATGTCCCTTCTGTTACTTCTACTTTTAAAGCTAAACTTGATTCATTAGTGACTATCCCTATCGCCATGTGTTATCTCCTTGATTAAGTTGTTAAATTCCTAAACTTTATTGTGTAATTAACCCTAACGGAGATAGTTGACTTATCTATAACCACGGGTATTTCATATCCTATATCACTTACTAATAAAACGTTAGCATCATTAAGCTTCTTTTGGAATACTGCCTTATCAATCTCTTCTATGTTGAGATAAATATCTTCCATCATTTCTCTTTGATTTAAATCTTTAGATCTATTTACAAAGCTTTTTATAAGAATAATAAAAAATGTAAAATCCTTAGTTATTGATTTATTAGTTCCAAGAACACTAGATCCTTCTGCTACGCCTACGCCATATTTATTATCGTTTTTTCTAAAACTATTTTCTTCTAATGAGTAGGCATAATTCATCTCTGACCAGTTTACTCCAAGAACTGTGCCTACTTGATCAGCTAAGCTTGATAAGATACTTGGTACACTCATCTTCTAATCACTCTTGTAAAAGTTCTAACTAGTTCTTCGCCTACGTCATCTTTACCATCATTATTTGTATCAAAATCTAAGTGGATATATTCCATTACGCCCCTATAAAGCGACATATACATATTTGATTTTTGCATATATGAGTCATCTACCTGATCACTTGCTGCCATCATTATCTTTGATAAAGTCAAATATGTGCTTGCTACTCTTAGCTGGCCAATATCTAATAAATCAAAAGATGTTATCTCTTTGAATCTTCCCGTGGAAAAGTCTAGCTTATATCTTCCATCATTTTTTAATTCTTGGATTATATGATCTCTTGCTGCTGCATGTGATAATATGTGACTTGTTTCATCTGTAGGTAAAAATTGATCTATTTCAAATAACTCTCTTTTAAGATCATAATCATCGCTAAATACAATATTTAACCCTTTAATAACTATATTATGAGTACAGTTAGTCACAAGTATTCTATACCAATATCTTTCTAAGCTATTTACAGTTGTTTTTGTTTCATCAGTTTGGTTTCTTGACCATGTTACAAAACCGTCATATTCAAAACCATTTGTATCATCATGAAAACCAGTTACGGCTACATAAGATGATCCATTGTAATATCTCACATCTAATGTGTTC